ACATTTAATTTTAATGTATTTCAGGTATGGAATGATGAGCTAGTCCTCCCAGATGGGAAGATTATATCAGCTCGATAGGGAATACCCTCTCTGTAGGGAATCCCTTAAAATCTAGAGTTATAATCATCCCAGGTCTATCGCTGGGCCAATCTGTTACAGTCAATTTCTTGACAGCTGAATCGTCAATATTAGCATATTTGAAGATTTTATCCTGGAGAACTTTAACAGAATTATCGATATCCCCCGATTTTGGAATTAAATAGCCATCGGCCTTTCTAAAAAAATAAGGATTGAAAATCTCTATATCCAGCTTTACAATACTCTTAGACGGATCAAATTCCTTCCCAAATGATAAAAGGGAGCTCTCCCTGCACGAAAGCAAATACTCTAATTCTTCTTCGTAGGCTAGACCTGCTCCCGTCTTTACACGCTTCCCAGATCTAGTATTCCTATAATATTGATTATAACTAAGTGGCTTTAATGGTATTACTAGCTTCAATTTCATACCTTTTATTAAATACTGGAATCTCTTTAATGGCAATTATTCGGCCATGTATCAGCTCTAGATCTTCTAAATCATTTCCTGCAGCCATTTGAGCAGTAATAACCTTCTCCATCTCTTCCTTAGTATATTCTACGAAGAAATCTCCCGTAGCATAATTTAACAATACAAATTTGCTGCTCATAGCCCTACCTCAGCAATGGCATCCTCTATAGAATAATCCTCATTCTCATAATATTTAAGTAGAACTTTAGTTAGAATATCCTCAGTAATGCTAACCGACTTAACAGGATTCTCTTCAAAATTTTGCTCTATAAAGTAATTTATCCCAACTACTAGGCTTTCCAGTGCTATCTCATTTATTGTTTTTATAGTCCTACTCATAAACTTTCCCTATATCCTTCTTTTTTCGATTGATCATATCGAATAATTTTTTATCGAATTCACTACTAAACATATAGTAATAAAAACATTTAAATTTCTGTCCAATCCTAAGCATCCTTTTTATGGCCTGATCTAAATGGGCTGGGACGAAAGGAAAATCATTAAAAACCATATAGTTTGCAGATGTAATATTAAATCCAGTAGAAGCTGAGCCGATTGTAGCTACTAAAACTCCCGAATCACTTTCATTAAATTTCTTAATTCTATCGAAACGCTCATCTGCATCCATTTCTCCAGTAATTGCTACTACTTTAAATTTCTTCCCTAATTCTTTAGCGGCTTCTCTATGGCAGGTAAAAACTATAACTTTCTTATCCTGCTCCAGCATATCTTTAACGAATTTATAAGTATCCCCAACTTTAGAAAGAGCATTAGCCGCTTTCAAACTCATATATTGAGGATCTTTTTTATTCACTTTAAATAATTCATAAGCCGCTTCCAAATCAGCATCGTACTTTTTAGATCCTTTAGTCATTACATCGATATGTAAATCCTCAGGCAGATCTAGCTCATCTTTAGCCCTCTTTCTTATGTAGACTGGCTTTATTAGGGCCTTTAATTCTTCTACATTTTTTACTCCATCGAATCTAACAATAGGTACATTATTAACTTCAAAAGTACGCTCATAGGAAAATCGATGGCAAAATTTGTAGTACAGCATATGAAAAGGCTGGAAAGCTGGATACTTTTTACCATAAAAGCACAACTGCAATAGACTCCAAAACTCGGAAATCCTATTAGCTATTGGAGTCCCAGACATTAACATCATATGAGAGGGCTCTATTTTCATCATTAAATGATGGAATACAATCGATCTCGTAGCTTTATGATTTTTTAAGTAGTGGGCTTCATCTGAAATTATAAATCTATATCTAGGGATGTCTTCTCTCATTCTAAGAAATTTCTTAGTTTTAGTCTCTTTCCCAGTCTTTCTATTTTTCTTAATTATAGTTTCAAATTCAGCAAATTTCTTAAGTCCATCATAACTTATAACTTCAATATCCAGGCCCTCAGTAAATTTCTCAATTTCTTCGATCCAATTTTTTCTAAGATATGCAGGAGCTACTACTAAAGTCTTAGCTTTTAATTTGCAGGCCACAGCTAGAGATGTGATAGTTTTACCTAATCCCATCTCAAAACCATTTAAATGATACGGATTGGAGAGAGCAAATTTAACTCCCTCCGATTGATATCCGTACAATTTACCTTTAAATCTAGACATTTATTCCTAGCTTAAGATCTTTCAACTCAGATATTAGCTTTAAATGGGCCAATTGAGATTGAGCATCCGCTAAAGCGTTATGGTGAGTACCTTTCCTTTTTAGAATAACATCTGCAAATAGATTTTTAATAGTTCTATAGCATCTTTCATTCCAAAATTTCCAAGGTGTTTCAAGATTGTACTGCTCAAACATATTACAAATAATAGTAATATCGAAACTAGCCCCATTTCCATAGACTTCTAGCTTTTTAGTATCCATAGATTCAGAAAGACCTATAGCCAATTCTTTTAATACGACATCTACTGGGGTAGGGCTCTCCCTAAATACAGTTTGAGCTTCTTCAGACTGCCCCATCCACCATAAAAGAGTAGATTCAGTAATAGATCTACCTTTCTTTATTTGCTCTTCAATTCCTAATCTCTCGTAAAACTCGAAGGGCTTTCCTTCCTTATCGTATCCTGCAGCCCCTATAGATATAACCACAGTATCGGCTGCTGTACCGAAAGTCTCAATATCAAACATCACTATATTTTTCATAATTTCCTCGCTTATTTTGTAGATTCAACTACAATTTTGTTAGTCTCTAAAAATTCAGAATATTCCATCCCATGACATTTCGAGAAGTAATCACAGCCTTTAAAGAAAGCATTACAATAAGTGTAATTCCTAGTTGGCTTTAACTTCTTAGATCTAAGCTTTAAAGATAGCTTATGATTTGCCATAAACTCAGCTCTAGTCTCTTTAATTCTCATCAATGCTTTAGGTATAAAAATATTATGACTTTTTACATGCTTCTTATTAACTAATCTCATAACGAAATCATTATAAGACTCTTTAGCCTGCTGCTTGGCCTTAGACTTAGTAGTTACTAAGTATCTACAGCCTAAGAATTTCTTAGGATCTAGTCCATATTCTTTAGCTATTTCTTTATAAAAAGAAGCGTATAAATTTAGCTGTACATCACTAGGAAGCTGAGCGATTTTAGTCGGGTAGAAAGTAGCTGCTGTCTTCATATCTGAAATACACCAATCCCCATTTTCTTTCTTCTCGATTAAATCGATAAATCCAATAACAGACTCATGCTTAATAACATGCTCGCATTTAACTGCAATCCATCCCGAATCTGCTCTAAGTCTCAAGTATTGAAGTACCATCCCATGCACTAAAGCACAGTCTTCTTCTTTCAATCCTTCATTTTGTACGCAATATTCTAAGAGAGCCCCTATTTTAGTTGGCTTCTCATGATTAGATACTTCTAAGATGTAGTGGAAAGATTTTCCGATAGCAAAATGAGAATCATCTCTAGCTGCTGCATCCTTATCCTTCTCTACCTTATCAACTTTATAATAAACATACCTTTGTTGGCAGTTAGTTAGTAAAGATTGAGAAGAATAGCTAAGACGAGTATCGACTGGCTGAGGAGAATCAATCCCCTCAGCTTCCATCTCTATCTGATCGCTCATATTAAGCTAGATCGTCCAGATTTCCAGTAGTATCAGTCTGAGGAGCAGGCTCTTCAGTCTCATCTTCAGCTTCTAAGCCCCATCCAACTGGATTGACTTCAAATTGATGAGCTTTCTGGCCTTTAAAATCTCCAGACTCCATTACTTCCTCGCCTTTATAGATAATTTCTACAGGCTTATTCTTAGAATCTACATTTAGATCATTGTTGCGGATCACAGCTCCTAGAGCCCCTCCAGATAAGCATTTTAATTTTTTATCTGCTCTATCTAGAAAGTAGTATTGATCATTTCCATACTTCTCTGATTTCTCAGTCTTTCTGTAGATCCCTTCTTTAACTAAAACTGTGTCGATTGGTGTTTCTCTAAGTTTGAAATACTTAGGTGCTGCTAATAAACTCATATTATTT